CAGGAGGATATTGATGCTTAGAACAATTCTACTAATCCTAATGGTGGCGTCCTTCTTCGGGCTGGGTATTTGTGATCTCCTGGCTCGGCAATGGCGAGTGGGCATCGCCTCGATCCTACTCGGAATAGTACAGTTACTTATTTTCTGGAGGAAATTATGAAAGTATTTCTTGATATGGATGGGGTGTTGGCAGACTTTGGGAGTGGGGTACATAAAGTGTTTAACATACCCTATTCCTATTCTGATTACTCGTATACAAAAGGCTTATGGGATTGGTTCGTGGAAGCTAACTTAACCTGGGACCAGGTAGACAGCGTGTGTACTGCCAAATTTTGGGCTGACTTAGAATGGATGGCTGACGGCAAAGATATCTATCACGCAGTCAGAAGGTTTACAAGACAGACCGACAGTTCCCTTAACTTACTCACAACACCCATGAAAAACATAAACTCTACGGTAGGCAAACTCACTTGGATACAGGAACATTTGGGAAAAAATCGTCGGAAGCAAGCACTAATAACTGGTGCGGACAAGAAGATTTTTGCCGGGCCAGATACACTTTTGATTGATGATCGAGATAAGAACATAGAGGAGTTCATAGCAGCAGGAGGTCAAGGATTGCTCGTTCCAAGGCCGTGGAACAGAGACCACCATTGGGCGAATGAAACACTTGATATAGTAAAAAGAAAGTTGGAGAAATTACAATGGATGACTCCATGTTGAAACAGATATGCCAACTCCTTAGAATGGGTGTGATGAAAACAGAAGTCGCTGATAGGCTTGGCATCCATGTTAGTTCTGTAAAACGAGCGGTTAGAAAAGGGCAAATTAAGCGGGTTCTTTTGTTTGCAGATTCACACTGTGGCAGCGGTGTTGGTCTTACTCCTCCGTCCTGGCAGTGGAGTTATATTGATAATCCTCCCAGTGAAGAAGTACGTATCAGAAATAAGTTTGCTAAGTCCCAAGCAGAGGGCTGGAACTGGTACACCAAAACACTTGATATTTTACGTCCCATAGATATATGCTTCATAAATGGTGACGTAATAGACGGTGACGGTAAACGGTCAGGCGGAACAGAACAGATAACCACAGATCGTAAAAAACAAGTGGCTATGGCTATTGAGTGCATAGAACAGATTGGAGCTAAAAAACACACGATGACTTTTGGCACACCCTATCATACGGGAGATGCAGAAGATTTTGAAATAGATGTGGCCAAACATTTTGGTTGTAAAATAGGCGGTCACGAATGGGAAGATGTTAATGGATGCATATTCGATCTAAAACACAAGCAAGGAAACTGTGCTAATCCATCTACCAGTTTGTTTGATCAGATAAGGGATAACAGAGACTGGGCGGCAGTAGGGGAACAGCCAAAGGCTAATGTTTTAGTGCGTTCACACACACACAGATTTTGTATTCATAAAGTAGAGGATACGATTGCAATATCTACGCCCGGCCTCCAAACTTACGGCACAAAATTTGGTGCCCGTCAGTGCTCACGTAAGGTACAGTTTGGTCTGGTAGTACTGGATGTGTGGCCAGATGGAGAAGCTGTGGAACATGTGTATATTGCACGATTAGCATCACATACAACACACACTAATTAGGAGGAACAAACATGTTTAAGCTATATGAATACTTAACTTTTAACCCAGGAAACCTTACACACTGTTGTATCTACAACATTGTTAATATAAATCAATATTTGCACAGTGATGGTCAAGTGTTTGATACACTTGAATATTGGTCCACAAAGGAAAACACCCAAGCCGTCATGGATAAATTCTACCCAAAGCCGAAGCATGTATGGAAGCATGGGGATGTGTTTATGAGTGGGGATTTATCTATGATTTATATTAAATATGATAATGGAAAGCCCGCACAAGCAATTTGTCTTGAAAGTCCAGTGAGCGGCCCAGCATTCGGAAATATGTCTCACCGCTTGAATGAAGCCAAATTTCTTTTCAATATTAAGGAGAAGATATAATGCCACCACCCACAGTAAAAAAATCAGACGATTTCGAGCTTGAAGTGCCAGACATTGATGAAGAAGCAAAGCGAGAACGCCTTGGCACAGAAATACGTGAGGCAATCCTGGCATTGCGATCAACCATGTATATCCAGGGCCAACTATCCAGAGACCTAATAGAATTACACAGGATAGTCAACATAAAGACTGACATTGACGCTCTGTTTGACAGTAGTGCTCATGCAAGGAACTATGGCACACAGTATGTTAATTGCAGATTCAAGAACCATAATAAGTGTGTATTGTTTGCAGTCTTGAAACTAATCAAGTTCTTTAATGATGAAGACGAGTCACTAAGCCATGTGGATTGTCAGTTGGCACGAGTCAGGGCAATCGGAGCAAATGGTCACGACAACTTTGAAGTTCATGGAGACGAGCGAAAAGGGTTCCATCTTCAGCTTAAAAATGGGATGGGATTGGGGGTTGAGTAGATGAAAGATTTTCAAGAGGTGTTGCTTAGTGCGGGCTATCCACTGCCCATACTTGTTTGGGATTTTGAATCCTTTTTCGATATTGGTTTTCGTATGGGAAAGTATAAAGACTCTATATCATTGACTGAATATGTCTATGATGAACGGTTTGAGATAACGGGTTTTGGAGAGGGGTTCATCAGTGAAAACGGCACAAAAACACATAACTTTTACAGGCCAGGAGAACTTGAGGGTTACTTCAATGCTGCACGCAAAGCCCACGGTGAAGACTTTGAAAACGTCACGATAGTAGGGCACAACTTAAAGTTTGATGCCCTGGTTCTTAAAAAATGTTATGGCATTGTACCTAAGTTCACAGTGGACACATTAGACCTCGCCAACATGTACGATCCCAAAGACAAACACGACCTGGATAGCTTGGGCAAAGAGTGGGGTGCTCCAGTATCTAAGGGCAAGACGAGTGAGTTCAAAGGCGTACATGCCATGAACATGAACTACAAGAAGCTGGAAAAGTATTGTCTTGGGGACATTGACATCACCATGTTTCTCATTGAGAACATGCTACCCGCTGTCATGGCACGGCCTGAGATTGAGATGCCACTGGCTACACATACTCTACGGATGTTCCTCAATGAGTCTTTTGATATTGACATTGACCGAGCTAAGATTGTACAACAGAGAATGATGTTAGAGATGGCCGCAGCCGTAACAAAAGCTGGCAAGGTTATGAGTGTTGACTATGGACATGAGGACATATCTAAGCCAACAATATTTGTGCCGCTGTTCACTAAGGTTCTTGAGAAGCATGGCGAAAAGATGCCGATGAAAGCTAACTCTAAAGGCAAGATGATCCCGGCCCTCGCCAAAACAGATCAAGCGATGGAAGAACTGGTGTGCCATCCTGTTGAGGAGATCAGGGTATTGGCAGAGGCCAGGGTAGCAGTGGGTGGTTGGCCAGGACACATTAAGAAGGTCAAGAATACAGTGCTCCAGGCTCAAGCAAGGGGCAACAAACTGGGCGGTAGCCTTGGGTACTGTCGGGGTAAGACGTGGAGATGGGGCGGTGTCGGCGGTATCAATCAGCATAATATGGGTGGCAGAGGCCGTGCTGGACGCGGGACTCATCCGTTGATAGCTGAAGTGCGTGGGTTATACAAAGCACCTGAAGGTTGTGTGCTTGGCATACTTGATTTTGCAGCTATCGAGGCAAGGAACTTGGCCTGGCAAGCGGGGCAAGATGACCTCACAGAAATGTTTGGAACAGGTGCCGACATCTATTCTGAATTTGCTACTGAATTATTCGGTGCTTTTGTGCGGAAAGCAAGAGACGATGATCCTACACCGTTGAACAAACTCTATCAGTTAAGGCGCGGCTTTGGCAAGGATGCGATTCTTGGGTGTTTAGCACACGGCACTCCAATACAGACAGACAATGGGCTTAAACCAATAGAAGAAGTAATGCGTAGTGATTTTTTATGGGATGGACATGGCTGGGCCGCTCACTACGGCGTGATAGAAAAAGGATTAAAAGAATGTATAAAAGTAAACGATGTTTGGATGACGCCAGATCACGAAATCTTAATAAAGGACGGGTGGACTACAGCAGCCGAACTAAGCATCCACAACCACAGCCAGGAATGGTTTATGGAGAACTTACGGTTCTTCAAGTCGTCGTCGGTTCCTCTGGGGGGATTAAGTCCGTCAAATGTTGTTGCTCTTGTGGTAGAAAAATTACTCCTTTACGCGACAATCTTATCGCGGGAAAATCTACACGCTGTAATGTCTGTGCTAAAAAGGCATCCGGCAAAACTCAGGCTTATGAGTCATGGGTGGCAGCACCGCACAGATCACGGTTGCTTAACAGAATTTGTGCAATCATTAGCCGATGTGAAACAAGACCGCATAAACACTATGGTGAAAGAGGTATCAGAGTCTGGCCCAGTTGGATCACAGATAGAGTGTCTTTTCTTGAGTATTTGGCAACGCTACCAGGCTGGGATGATCCAACACTTGACATCGACCGGATTGATAATGATCGGGGATATGAACCTGGAAATCTTAGATTCATTACCAGGCTCGAAAACCTTAGAAACAGCAGACATCCTATATTCGGGAAATTGGAAAAGGTTTCAAGCCGGTGATTTGTTGTGTAGCAATTGTGGATACGGCATGGGCACTAACAAGTTTTATCAGAACTGCTACATCAATCCGTCACTACGTCCACTGTTTGATTCTGGTAAGTATGACTGGAATTTCATTGACAAGCTCATAAAACTGTATCGTCATAAGTATAGTAAGATACCGGAGTTCTGGTCATTAGTCGAAAAGGCATGGAGCTATGTCACTCGGTTCAAACATGAAGAAAGAATTGTCAATGGCAACCTAAGATTCTACCACAAGGACGGTGCCACTTTCATAGAGTTGCCATCTGGCCGATACATCAGATACCCTGGTGCCAAGGTGACAGGTGGAAAGCATCCGTCGTTGAGCTACAAATGGGCTAAAGGAATTTGGGGCGGGTATCTGACTGAGAATATCATTCAATCAGAATCGAGGGACATCTTAGGTGAGGCCATAGTGAGACTTGATAAAGCTGGGTACTGGATAGCACTGACTGTACATGATGAGGTTGTCCTCATCTTATCTAAGGAAACTGCTGAACAAGACCTTGAAGAAGCAAAAGAAATAATGATTGAAGTTCCTGAATGGGCGGTAGGGTTTCCAATAGATGCTGAAGGTAAGTTAAGTGAAAGGTATTGTAAATGAGAGACATTGTGTTAAGTTCATCATCCATCAGGATGTACAAAGACTGTAACTGGTCTTATTTTCTGAAGTACGTCATGGGTTGGAGACCAGAAGAGGACAAGGGTTACTTTCGCATAGGATCACACTGGGCCAAGCTCCAAGAAATCATGTCCTACAAACCACGCGACCTGTGCCCAGAGTGTGCAGCAGTGGATCGCAGTGTTGACCCTGACTGTTACTTATGCGAAGGTGGCGGCACTGTACCTGATGACCTGGCAACTGCGGGAGCACGTTACCTGGAATACGCCTACAGTGACATGCCAGAGAATTTCGATGCTCATAGATGGGAAACTGAGAAACTGACCATACTCTATGCCTTCACAGGATATAGATGGCTGTACCCAGAGAATGAGTACGAGGTCATAGCAGGTGAGATACCATTTAGTTTACCTATCATTGACCCCGTTACTAATCGCAAACTTCCCAGGTGCAGACTCGACGGGATGATCGACCAACTGTGGAGACACAAAGCATCGGGTCGTATAGTTATCGGTGAACAGAAGTCAACTGGAAGTAGTCTTGGAGATGGCGGTTTCTGGGACAAACTTAAAATGAGTGGTCAGGTGCAGACCTATTCCTACGCCATGTGGTTATTATGGACAGGTGGGGCACTGAAACAGTACGGCCTTAATCCAAGCGATGCACAGATAGTGACGCCAGTGTATGACGTTTGGATGAAGCCGAATATTAAACCTAAGAAACTGTCACAATCTGACAGTAAAAAACTGGTTGAGACCGGGGAATATTGCGGGAAGAAATTCATGGTTACACCGTCCGATCCTGATATAGAAAATAAAGTATGTACGGTTAATTATGCGTATGCTTCTGTTGAACCCGGAGCTAAGGAAGGCCAGTATGCTATCCACGAAACCCCAGAAATGTATGCTGAACGTTTGCTTGTTGACATCACCGAACGTCCTGACTTCTACTTTGCCAGGAAAGAGATACCAGTTGATGAAAACGATCTTGCAGAATTTGCTGTGGATTGCTCTAAACTGGTACAAACTATCAGGTATATCGAGAAAGAGAATTTGTGGATACGTAATGGGAAGAGTTGTAAGAATCCTGGAAAATGTGATTTCTACAAGGCGTGTCACGAGAACAGACGATTTGCTCTGAGTACAGAGGAAGCACCAGAGGGGTATCGAACTACGTTGGATACCGCAAGTTTAGAAAAGAAACAGTTGGAGGAAATGTAATGTTTACAGTAAAATCAAACTTTATTGGCAATGTTTCTTTTATTAGCGACGGTGAAGAAAACTATTTACACAGTGACGGCAGTGTAGTTAGAGTGTATGAATTTTTTGAGACTCCAGCCGATGCGAAAAAAGTCTTGGATAAATTCTACCCGGAGCCGAAGCATGTGTGGGAACATGGGGATGTGTTCAAAAGTCATAAAAATGATAATCTTATGATGTACATTAATACCAAAGACTTTCCTGAAGGTCGCCAAGTATTTTATCTTCCTAATGATAGGGGGTCATGTATATGCAGTACGAAAATAGAAGAGTACCTCAAAAATGCCAAATTTTTATTCAACATCAAAGACGTTATTAAGGAGAAAGTATAATGCCGCCACCCACAGTAACCAAGAAACCATCAGTACCTAAACCGCCGCCACCAAAGCCGCCAACAGTACATGGTAAGACGGCACATACTGTGTCCAGGGTACCGAAAGATTTTAGTATTGTAGACTGGGACCGTGCCGGTTCAAAATCAATGGTGTATGGTGTGGATGGTATGGGCAAGACCACACTTGCTATGTTATTAAATGATCCTGTTTTTATAGGTGTCGACAATGGTGGGGGCATCATGCGGCACCCTGTTACGGGCAAGAAACTGAAAGCGGTTAACAATATTGAAGACTATCAAGATATTAGAGACGCATTACACTCAAACGTATTTGATGGCCACAGTGATATTGTAATTGATACTATAACAGATGTGGCTCGGTGGCAGGTGCCCTGGCTGTTGGGAAACGTTAAAAAAGAAAAGGGTGCTATTGCTGTCAATTTGGAAGATTACGGTTGGCACAAAGGCTATCGACACTGGTTTGAGGCAATGGAACTGCTGTTGAATGATCTTAATTACTGGGTACATAGGGGTAAAAATGTTGTTCTGTTGGCCCAGTCTACCGGCACCAGAATGACCAATGAACAAGGTGAAGATTATAAGAAAGTTACACCTGACCTCTATCATGATGATAAACATTCAATATTAAATCTTGTGATGCAGTGGTGTGACAACATATTCAGGATTAATTACACTAATTTGGTTGTAAACAAAACCAAAAAGGTTACATCCAATGATGAGCGTGCCGTATATATTCATGGAAGAGCAGAGTTTGCGGCAAAGTCAAAGACCATTGGCCCTGAGTATCCTTGTGTGGAGTTTAAGGATAAGACGGATGACTCGATCTGGCGTCTTCTTTTTGGGGAGGATGAGTAATGGCGATCAAGAGTAAAATTAACGACAAAGACAGGAACGTATTGTGCCCATGTGGATCAGGTCTCAAAGCAAAGTGGTGTCACGCTGATCCTGTCAAACTACAACTATGTAACAGGGCGGCACAGATGTATATGATGCGACTCATTCAAGAGGAACGTAAGAAGCGGGGGATTGATCCCTATATGTACACTTGCAATACCTGTGGTAAGGGCACAGATGAACCAGAGACCAGTGAGATAGCAACCGCGACACCTACATTCAAATGTCCAGCATGTGGTAGCACAGACCTTACTAAGTATGTACCGCTTGAACCAGAAAAGAAAGAAGAAGAGACAAAACCGGAAGAAAACAAATCAATTATTTTGGAGGTTAAGTAATTATGAGCACAAAGATCGACGTAGAAAATACATTCATAGGTTACGCCATGCAGTCAGGTGTCAATGAAACCAGGGCCAACAAGTTCCCACAGTTTGTATGTAAACTCCAGGCTGTGCAGGCGTATGATCCTGAAGCACAGACGTTTGTTGACTACACCAATGTGCCGGAGTGCGAGGCCACTGGTTACTTTGTCCTATTTGACAAAGATGGCAAGGTCACGCTCACTGCCAAGCAAATTAAGAAGGCATACCCCGACTGGGATGGCAGCATCAAATCACTCAACGAGGACGACTTTAGTGCAATACCTGTACAGTTCCGCACTGAGGAGAATGAATACAAAGGTAAGAAGTCAATTCAGGTTTCATGGATCGACAACGTTGACGCTGTACCCGGTGGAACAGTGGGCAAGATGGATGATGCTGGTATATCTGCTATCGAAGCCAAGTATGCGAACGCTATCCGTGAACTAAATGGTGGTGACAAACCTGCAGCTATTCCGACAGCCAAGAAGGTTGCTGCGAAAAGAACTACTGCTCCAGTAGTGCCAAAGGCTAATAAACCTGCGTCAGAAAATGTGGCAAGTGCTAAAGAATTGGCTAAAGTCGCAATAGAGGAACAAAAAGAACGGGCTGCGGCGGCAGAGTGGAATGCATTATCACCTGTTGAGAAGAAAGCTGCTACTGCAAAGAAGGCAGCTGCAATAAAAGCGGCTAATGCGGCTAAGAAAACTCCACCAGCAGTGCCGAAGGTAAGCAAACCCGTTGCTCCAGTAACTGAAGAACCTCCTGTTGAGGAGAGTGCTACGGATGAGTTGATTAACGCATTGGATTTACCAGCAACATGTACCAAGGATCAGGCGTGGGAAACATGTGAGGCTAATGTGGGTCCTGCTATGGCTGACACTTTAGCTGAAGTATGGACTGAGGTGGTCAAAGAACTTGGTTATGAGGTAGCCGTAGACCAGAACAACGATTGGCCGGAAGTTAGAACGAGAGTGTTGCGAAGGGTCATTGACGAAATTCCTTTTTAATCCACCTATGAAAAATCAGTAAGGGACGGCGGCGTGTGTGAAACGCGGCATCCAACAGTCAATCAATTAAAAAATTCGGCTGGAGATAATGATTGTTAGGACTCCAGAGAGTAGGTTTGAATCCTGCCCGTCCCATGCTGGTTTTATTTTAAGGAAAAACCATGAAAACAACAGCAAAGACGCCGCCTCTAAAGCCGGATGAATTGGAGAGACTACATACCATGTTTCTCTTCAATGTTTATCCGTCTATGGTCATAGCCTTATCCGAGGAATTGGGAGTGACAGTTGACTCCATCAACAGACTTGGTGTAGGCTATGATTATATAGAGGAGTGCTGGATATTCGCTGAACGAGATGAACGTGGATTGATTGTGGGACTGTCAAGACGACAACGTGACGGCTCAAAATTTATGGTATCAGGATCAAAACGAGGGTTGATTTATGAATGCGTTGGAAAAATTGAAAAAGGAAGGGTTATTAACAACGATAGTTTTACGAGAGTTAGAAATGCAGGTGTGGATTGCCCAATATGTCACAAATCCGATTGGTGTATGGTATCTAATGGCGATCCCCACAATCCAACCGCCGCCATTTGCGGCAGAGTGGAGCAAGGCTCTATCAAACATATTGAAGGTTCGGGTTACTTGCATCAGTTACGCACCAATGGAAAAGTTTACACCAACACATCGGTGTTACCTACTTCGGATAAGCCGTATCTCGTGGTGGAAGGTGCATCTGATGTCCTGGCTGCGATGGACCTGGGGTATATTGGTATTGGCAAGCCATCGGCTGAAAGCGGGAACATCTTAGTAGCAGCATTGCTTCAAGGGAAATCAGCAGTGGTGTTTGGTGAGAATGATGCTGGTGCTGGCGCGCGTGGTATGGAAAGAACTTTCAAGCAACTCAAGGCAAGATGTAAGAAGGTACTCAAATGCTTACCTCCGTCTATCCATAAAGATTTGAGACGGTGGTTAATTGCCGGGTTGAGCATTGAAGAGCTTGACGCCTGGATAGCATCCAAGGCAGTAGAGGGCAGCACTGACAATTTAATTTATGGCGGTCTTGATTTCCTTAATATGGCAGAACAATTTTTAAGAAGCCGTAAGACTCGTTTATTGAACCACCATGATGTGTGGTGGGAGTATAGTCAGGGCAAATACAATCCTGTAAACGAAAAAACCTTGGCGTCACAGGTGGCAAAATTCTTTCACGGGTTTGAATACACCGATGATGATGATAAAAAGGTTAAGGATGTCAAAGTCAATACATATTTTACAAGAGAACTGACTTCAGCTATGTGTCACCACGCTATAAGTATGGTGCCCAACCATGTGTTAGAGCCATGCCTTATAAACACAGGTAAACAGTTTGATTTAAGTCATTTGATACTGTTTAAGAATGGTATGTTAGATGTGATGAATGACAAGTTGATTCCGCACAGCGACAATTTGTTTACCACTGCAACTCTGTCCTATGATTATGATCCCAGGGCAATGAGTCCAAGGTGGATAACAAGTGTATATGAATGGCTTGAAGGGGATGAAGAGCGGATAGCATTGTTACAAGAGTGGTTTGGTTACAATATGACCGCATCTAATTACCTTGAACAACTCATGTTTGTCTATGGCCCTTCAGGTTCGGGTAAGTCAACTGCTCAACGTGTTCTTCAGTATTTACTTGATGACAATTATATGCCAATGAACACACAACAGCTTTGTGTGGACCAGTTTGGTTTGTCTTCTTTGATTGGCAAGTATGCGTGTATGGTCTCTGAAGAGGGCAAATTTGGCCACGGCAAAGGACAGAAATTGTTATCAACACTAAAACAGATTACTGGCAATGACGCAATACCGATACGCAGGATGCATAAAAAGGCGGTATCTGGTAAATTGTTTTGTAAAATAACCTTTACCAGCAATAAACTACCAGTATTCCACGATGAAACACAGGCTTTGTTCAGAAGGTATAACCTATTAAACTTTGGCAGAACATTCAAGCATAATCCGAATGTAATGTTGTACCGTGAGTTGGTAGCAGAACGTCAGGGCATAGCAGTCTGGGCAGTAGAAGGTTTGAAACGCCTGTTACAAAACAGTGGCAGATTCACGCAGCCTGTCAAGTCAGTGGCAACCATTGAAGACTTGAAGATTGAGTCCAGCCCAATTAAGAGCATGTTCTGTGACTGGATTGAACTCGGTGTGCCCGACTCATTCGTCTCAAGAACGCAGCTTTATGACCTGTATCTTGGGATATGCAATGAAGAACACGTGAAATATCCCGTATCTGCCAGAAGTTTTCGACGCGT